GCAAAGCGAGTGATCGAGGCGGCAGAGAAAGAGCGGTTGCGGGTGGCCAAGGAAGCAGAGCGCGTCCGGCTGGAAAACGAGCGCGCACAGAAGGCAATCGAAGACGCGCGGTGCAGGGAAGAGCAGGCTAAACTCGCGGCGGAACAGCGAGCCAAGGACGCCGAAGAGGCGCGCACGAGAGCAGAGGCACGGGCCGCCGCCGAACTCAAGGCCGCGCAGGAAAAGGCCGCGCGAGACGCCGAAGTGGCGGTGGCGCACGAACGAGCGAGGCAAGAGCGAGAGCGGAAGGAAGAGGAGGTAGCTCGCGCGAAGCGAGAGACAAATCAAAGATTGCGCGCCAAGATCCGCAGCGATATCGTCGCCGATCTGATAGAGAAATCCGCCGAAGAAATCGCGGATGCGCTACTGGCTGGGCACGTGCGCCATGTGCAGGTGGTGTTCTGATGCCTAACTACCGCTATGATCTAATTCAGGGTTCGGACGCCTGGCTCGAAGCGAGGCTCGGTATCCCGACCGCCTCCGAGTTCGACCGCATCATCACGCCAGCCAAACTGCAGTTGGCTTCGGCGGCGACGAAGTACATGCACCTTAAGCTGGCCGAGTGGATGTACGGCGCCCCGCTGGAGGCGTTCGTATCGCCGTGGATGGAGCGCGGCCAGGCGCTGGAGGCTGAGGCCGTGCGCTACTACGAGATGGAGCGCGACGTCGAGACCACCAAGGTCGGCCTAGTGCTCACCGACGACGGCATGATCGGAGCCAGCCCTGACCGACTAGTAACTGACCCGCTTGACTCGACTCCAGGGCTGCTTGAGCAAAAGTGCCCTGCGCTCGAAACGCACGTCGGCTACATGCTCGATCCGGCCTCCCTGATCGCTGAGTACCGCCTGCAAGTCCAGGGGCAACTGTGGGTCTGCGAGCGCGAGTGGTGCGATATGCAGAGCTACTATCCGGGGTTCCCTTCGGTCATTGCCCGCGTTTACCGCGAAGAAAAGGTACAGGCCGCGCTGAAGCAGCACATCCCGGCCTTCGTCGTCACGATGCTGGAGTGCCGCGCCAAGCTCACCCAGATGTACGGCGAACTCCGGCGGGAGCGGGTCGGCGCGGCGAAGGCGGCAGAGATCCTGGAGGCCCGCCGCGCGGCGCACGACGAGTGGATGGATTCGCCGGTCGGAGGTGTGTGGTGTGAAGACGGTATATTTCGATTTTGAGACCGGTGGCGTGCTGGAAGCGCAGCCATCCATACAGCTTGCCGCCATCGTGATCGACGATCAGACCGGCGAAGAGCTTGATTCTTTCGAGCGCAAAATCAAGTTTGACCCTGCCACCTGCGACCCGAAAGCGCTGGAGATCAACCACTACACTGCGGAGGCGTGGAAGGACGCGAAACTGCCGTCCCGCGTGGCGGCAGAGTTTGCGAGCTTCCTGCATCCACATCTCTGCATTGAGATGATTTCGAAGCGCACGGGCGCGCCTTACTATGTGGCCAAAGCAGCCGGATATAATGCACTCACGTTTGATTGGCCGCGGCTCAAGGCTTTGTTCGGTTCGTCTTTCCTGCCGGTGTCGTACCATGTCCGCGACTGCCTCCAGCGGGCTATGTGGTGGTTCGACGAGCACCCGGAGTCCGCGCGACCCAAGGACCTGAAACTCGGCACGGTGTGTGAGTATTTCGGCATCGCTATCGATGGCTCACACGATGCACTGGTTGACGTTCGCTTAACGGCCACCCTGGCCCGGAGACTGAGAGCGTGAATGTCCCGTATTGCTGGCACCGCCCTGGAAAGCTGCACGGCCGCACAAGGCTATGTCGCCACTGCGGAGTGGCCGTAGAGGAGTGCGCCTGCCTGGACTGGGGTAGGTCGCCAGCGAGCGGGTGCGTGGCTTGCGAGGAATCTGGGTGGGTGGCAATCGTGCGCTCTCGCGTGGCACTTTTGCGGCAGTTCCTGGCACTCGATTGACCGAAGATAGCATTGCCGAGAAAACGGTAAAGGTACATACTGAATCATGCCGGAAAACATTCCAGACCAAACAAGCAACGCGGGCCCCGAGACGCGGGAGCCCAATTACGACTGGCGCGATCATCTGGACTTCGCCAGCGACCAGATCCGCAAGGCGTCGACCTCAGAAGCGGTGCCGAGCCTGAGCCCGAAGGTACGGAACGGCCAGCGCATCCGCCACATAGAGAACGCCATTGTCGAATTGGAGGCAGCAAAGGAGTTACTATGTCGATGAGCCCATCCGAGCAGAATGACCGACTGATCCGCGCGATCCTCGGGAGGCTAGACCGGGACGTAGAGGTCGAGAGTCAGGAAAACATGGCTCTCTGGAAATTAATGGCTGACGACGGCATGGGCCTACAAGAGGCTGGGCTGTCGGTCCAGGAAGCCAGTGCGCTGTGGACGCTCGAAGCGCTCGGGTGGAGGATCGAATGAGTAGCAGTGATCAGCAAATCCTGGAGAACACGATCGGCGCCACAGGCACCAGCCTGCCGCCGCTGAACGGTATCGCCCGCAAAACCCGCGCCGACAAGGGAGTGCTGCGGAAGTCCACGTTTGACACATTCGTCGACCTGTTCCGCAAGATGTCACCGTCCGAGCAGGCGACCGCGCTCGAAGTCCTGCGCCAGATTCAGCGGCTGGGCGCGCCGCATTTACCGGAGCAACAATGAGCGATTGTGGCGGCGGAAAGATTGTCAAAGGAAATAAGCAGCACCGTTGCGAGGCTTGTTTCGCGATCATTCCAAAAGGCGAGATCCACCACCACTACTCGGGGAGATGGGAGGGAGAATGGCAGAACTGGCGGATGCACGTCGAATGCTTTGACGTGTATCACGAAGACGGAATGGGCGAGTTCACTCCTGGATCATTCGAGACGCCAAAAAGACTACAGAAGTTACCGACTGACACCACAACTTAGGAGCCACGTGGAACAACTCAACGAACAACTTACTATCGCGAGTGCAACCATCGAAGAGTGGACGCACCGCAGAACCAAAAAAGACGGACTGAAAGTCAACTTCACCGTAAGTGCACCACTGCCAAAGTTACTCGCGGAGCAACTGCGCTGCGGTGGCATTTACGCCGATGACACGAACCGGATCGACCTTTCGCACAAGCTCAAGGATGTCGAGCTTATCGTACCTGTCCCCGGCGTAGAAGACGCCTTCGCATCGTTCTTCCCGGACGTGCTGTACGCATTCAAGGCCAAGCGCGACGAGCAGCAATTCACCATCGAGTTCGCCTGTCACGTCACAGTGCGCGCGGAAGAACTGCACGAGATTTTCAAGGGGTCGCCGGATGTATTCGATATCGAGATCCGACCGCGGCAGGGACAGCTTTTCGACGGCGGGACGCGCGTCGAGTTGAGCAACTCGGAACTGCTTTCGCGCGCCGTCAAAGAGATGACTCCAGAGCAGCAGAAACTGGCGGATGAAATTCTCGCGGGTGCCGACCGGGACTTCGGGTGCGTGGCGTGCAACAACGGCATCCCGATGGCCGATGGCATCCCCGGACGCCACGCGAGCGGCGCGGACTGCACACGACCGGCCGAGAGCCCCGACGCGGCCCCGCTGGCGTCCGCTGCCGTCATGGGAGTAGGCACGCACCAGGCGAAGCGCAAGCCGCGCGCGGACAAGAGCACGGTGAACTGACATGGCACACACCTGCTCCGTCTGCCAGCAGAGATTCGGAGACCAGCACTTGCCGCATTGCCAGCGGCAGGGGATGGTCACCTCCGCTTCTGATTATTCCAACTCAAATGAGGGAGAAAAACGGGAAGTTGCGACAAAACCGACACGGAATATTCCTCCGAATATTCCACAGAACTTTGAATCGGAACCGCTCGTTACTCCGGCTCTGACAAACTCAGCCAAACAACCGATTCGGCGTGAAACCTTCAGCGAAAAGGATCAAACGCAAGCATGTCAACCACAACCTGACATGGAAGCTAAACCCCAACCACGTCAACAAATTGACCGGGAGGTCATCCTGGATGGAATTATCACCGACATCCTAGATGAGCGGAAAGATCAAGACCGCACGTGGGGCGGCGCGGCGCACGACGACAAGCACTCCGGATTCGACTGGGTTGCTCTCATTACGAAACAACAGGGCCGGGCGGTCGATGGTGCCAACGATGGCGATGTTATCGAGTTCTGCACTGCGATGGTTCGAACCGCTGCGCTGGCTGTGGCGGCCATCGAAAGCGTGCGCCGACTATCCTGGGCGCGGCAGGAATGATGCCACGGGAGGTCCCGGGATTCGTTATCAGGAACGCGCCCCGCTCAAAAAAGAACTCGCCGCGAATCGTGAACATCGGCCCTATGTGCCGAACCTGCGGAAAGCGCGGCGGGTTCCCCAAGGTGCTGCCTTCGCTGGCATTTGAAGAGTGGCAGGCCGACGCTATCCGCCAGTGCATGACGATCAAGCCGAAGCTCATCGCGGCCGACATCGAACTTCCCATCGTGCATCCAATCGGCATCGAGGCGCTGTTCTACCTGGCACCCACAGCGGCGGGCAAGATGCGCCTCGATTGCCCCGACCTATCCAACCTCATGGAAGCGCTCGCCGACATGCTCCAGGAGGCCGGAATCATCAAGGACGACCGCTTAATCGAGGATTGGGACGGCTCGCGGAGACTGCTCGGGGAACCCCGCGTCGAGGTATTTATCACGGTGCTCAGCGAGTCGCCAGTGCAGGAAAAACTGCCCGATTTTGTTCCGAATTCAGAACAGGATTTCGGGACTGAAGTGTGATAATATCTGGGCTGCGATATCAAGCGGCGGCTGATCCCCGTCGCCGGCACGGCTCGGTTGGGGCGTCCTCTACCGCTGCCAACCGACCGGGCCACCATCGCGAGTAGAGAGGACAACTTGGCATTACGCATACGCGACTGGGATAGGCTTTTCGAGAATTCAACAAGCCGAAAATTGAAGCGACTCGACTGGGTCGCTATACCCAACAAGACCGACGGAGCCGGCTATATGGAACTCGTCGACCACCCAGACGGAGCGGCACACCTGGGCGCCTGGTACGCCATAGTCGAGGCCGCCTCAAAACAGAAAGTCCGCGGCAATCTGCCGGGAATCTCCCAGGACGTCGGGGGAATCTGCCGGGCTATCGGGAAAATCTCCCAACTTCCAGCGAGTGTATTCCTAGACGTAGTCCCGAGACTATTGAAAATCGGCTGGCTAGAGGAATATCAGGAAGAGAATCAGCATGTTACAGCGTCTCCCACTTTGTCGGGAGAAAATCCCAGCGTGCCGGGAGAAAATCCCACACACAGGGAAGGGAATGGAATTACAGGGAATGGAAGGGAACAACAACAACCTGCGGCGGCGGCCCCTGCGGCGATCCAGCACGAATACCCGCTGACTCTCGCGGAGATCCGAAAACACGACGCCGCCGTCGATGAGTTCTTCTGCGTCAAGCTGGCCGACGCTGTAGCGCGGGCTGTGGTGTCCGATCCGAAAGCGTCACAGGGGCCGCCGGGGAAGGCTGACAAGGCCGTCAGCGACCCGGTGATAGCCAAATGCGTCCGTGAGAGCTACGCGACTCCAGGGCGCAACGGCAACCACGGGGCCGGGCTGCTGCTGACTACCGTACCGAGAATTGTGATAGGAGGAAAATTGAACTATGTCTGACCTGTACGACGATGATCAACACGAGCAACCGACACCGGAGGGGATCTGTCGTCAAGCGTTCTCTCGCTGCTCAAACTGGCCGACGGACTTCGCGGGACAGCAGGGACTGTACCGGGGGCTTTCGCAAGCCTGTGTTCAATTTCGCATCAGCCAGGATGATTTGATTGACCGCTGTCGTGAAATATCGCCGTTTTGCCCTACCGACGCAGATCTGTTGCGCGTGGCCGGCGAGATGTTCAGCGCGCGGCAGGCGGCGTTTGAGGCAAGCCGCGACCAACGCAAAGAATGGGAAAGGCAATACGGAAAGCCGCAACCGTTCGGGATGGACGGTAAATGCACATGCTGCGGCCGAGAGTGGAAGGAAATACTGAAAACTTCCGATGACCGGAACCAAGCCATGTGGAATGGACTCCGCGAACACTTCCAAGTTAAAAATGGAAAGTGGCCAAGCTATCAGGACATGGCACCAGTCGCCCGCGCTCTTGGATTCGACGATTACGCGCGAGCATGGGAGCGGTCATGACGCGCAAATCAGACGAGACGCGCAAGACCAACGAGCGCGCGCTTGAGCGGCGCATGGTGCTCGACGCGCTGCGCGTCCAACCGAAACGCCAGGTGCCAGCACCTACCGGCATGCAGGTCTTCTGGCGGTCGGAGATCACGCCGTCCGACATCCGCATCGGCCGGGAGTACGAGCGCGCGGCGATCGCGGCGGCCGAGCGCGAAGCGGCAAGGAGGAGAGCATGACGCGCGCCGAGTACGTCGCGGCCCACGGCTGCGAGCCGCACGACGAGGGATACTGGGGCCCCGGCGGCGTCCAGGTCGCCGCGCGCTGGGGCGACCTGTTCCACTTGCGCAGCGGGTGTGATTACCATGTGTCCGGCGTCGACCACGGTGGACCCGGACAGGTTCGGAAAATATCGACCGGTCGGAAAGCGCGCGGTTACGCCAGCGGGACGGATGGCAGGCTATGAGGCCGATCTCGGAGTACCACATGCACTGCCCGTGCGGCGCGCCCATCGTGACGCGCGAGCTTGGGCCGGTGATGTGCCCGAAGTGCGGACGAGAGGCTCTGGTGAGCTTCGCGCCGCTGACAATCGAGGCGGAAAAAGTGAAGTGCTCCAGAATTCGCGATAGACGCCGCAGACCGGCGATGGGGGTGAAGGCATGTTAAAAGCACCCTTCCCATGGTTTCGGCGGTAAATCGCGCGTGTCTGATCTGGTCTGGGACAGATTCGGTGACCCGGCGAATTACGTTGAGCCGTTCTTCGGGTCTGGCGCGGTGTTGCTCAACCGACCGACCGAACCAGGTATTGAGACCATCAACGACCTCGATTGCATGGTGGCGAACTTCTGGCGGGCCCTGCAGGCTGACCCGGAGGCGGTCGCGTATTACGCCGATTGGCCAGTGAATGAGGCCGACCAGCACGCGCGGCATTTGTGGCTCATCTCACAGGCCGAATTTCGTGAGAGGATGAAAACCGATGCTGAGTTCTACGACGCGAAGATTGCAGGGTGGTGGGTATGGGGGCAGTGCATCTGGATCGGCTCGGGATGGTGTGCGGCGAAAGCGGAGCGCGCCGACGGAACTCCTTGGAGATTGCGACCGCACCTCGGGGACGCGGGCACGGGAGTGAACCGTAAGCTACCGCACCTCGGGAACGCGGGCACGGATGCGGTATGCGTAAGCGACCGCACCTCGGAAACGCTCCTGGAATACATGAGTCAACTCGCCGCACGCTTGCGCCGAGTGCGTGTCTGCTGTGGCAATTGGGACCGTATCTGCGGACCTTCGCCAACCACCAAGCTTGGCACCACGGCTGTCTTCCTAGATCCGCCATACTCGGATAAATCGGAGCGCCACTCCGACCTCTACGCCAGCGATAGCGGGACCGTGGCGCACGAGGTCCGCGAGTGGGCAATCGCGAATGGAGACAACCCCGACATGCGGATTGCGCTGTGCGGTTACGAGGATGAGCACGACATGCCGGCTTCGTGGGACTGCGTGGCATGGAAAGCGCGCGGCGGCTACGGATCGCAGGGCAACGGGGCAGGCCGCGAGAATTGCTCACGGGAGCGCATTTGGTTCAGTCCGAACTGCCTACAGCCGCAATACAACCTCTTCGCAAATGACGCGGTTTGCGGTACGATAGGCTCGTAAATGGCACGAAACAAAGCACAATCCCCAAAGGTTTCGCCTATAAATCAGTTCTCGGTCGAGTGGTGGGATGTCGAACGGCCCACCGACTACCCGCTGAATGCGCGCAAATGGAAACCGGCGGCGGTCACCAAGGTAGCGGATTCGATCAAAAACTACGGCTGGCGCCAGCCAATCGTGGTTGACGAGGCAGGCGTGATCGTAATCGGCCACTTGCGGCGCGCGGCAGCCCGTCATGCTGGCTTGACGCAGGTCCCGGTACACATAGCGGCGGGTCTGTCTCCCGAGGCCATCCGCGGGCTTCGTTTGGCCGACAACCGGACCCACGATGAGGCCGAGTGGGATATGGAACTCCTGGCGCGCGAATTCGGGGAATTGAAGGCGCTCGACTTCGACCTGAAGTCCACTGCGTTCAGTCTGCGGGAAATCGACTCGCTAACGCTGAAACCGAACCCGGCTGAGGACGATGTGCCGCCAGTGCCGGAAGTGCCGATCACGAAACCCGGCGACCTGTGGCTGCTGGGCGACCACCGGCTGCTGTGCGGGGATTCGACATATCAGCACGACGCCGATAAAGCGGGCGCGCTGGGTTGCGATGCTTGCATCACCGATCCGCCGTACAACGTCGGTAAGAATTACGGCAACTCAACCGACGATAGCCAGAACGCCGCCGACTATCTGGCGTGGAACCGGCGGTGGTTTGCTGTAGCTCGCGAATACACACCTGTCGTTGTGCTCACGAGCGGCATCACGAATCTTCCCATGTGGCTATGTGATGTCGAGCGCACGCACAAGATTATTTCGTGGGTGAAAGAGAACCAGAATAGCCGAAATTACATCGGTAAGACCAGTGGATTCAACGTATGGGAGCCGATATTAGTTTACGGAAAATCAAAGAAATGTGTGCCACGCGATTGCTTCACGCTGCCTATCGGCATCCAGGATGACACCGGCGGTCATCCGTGCCCTAAACCCGTCGGCGCTTGGCGCTGGCTCCTCGAGAACTTTACCGAGCCGGGCGACTCAGTTTATGAGCCATTCATGGGCGCTGGGACTACACTCATCGCCGCTGAGTTAATGCAACGTCGTGCCATCGGAATTGAGATCAACCCGGCATATTGCGATACCACGGTAACCCGCTGGGAAAACCTGACCGGCAAGAAGGCCACCCGTGCCTAACATCGCCTACGAGCCGAACGACAAAGACCGCGCCATAGTGAAGGCGATGGCGTCATACGGAATCCCGCAGGAAGACATCGGAAAAGTGATCGGCATAAGCCACGTCACGCTGCGCAAATACTACGAGGCAGAACTCGAGACCGCCAGCATCCAGGCGAACGCCAAAGTAGCGGAGACCTGCTACGCGATGGCGACCAGCGGGCAAGTTCCGGCTGCCACGTTCTTCTGGCTGAAGACGCGGGCCGGTTCGCGCGAGGGCGAGCGCATTGAGCACTCTGGACTTGACGGGCAACCCGTGAAGATCATCGTGGAATATGAAGACCGCCCGGCTAAAGC